AATAAGGACTTATAATGCTAGGCTTTGCAGCATTTTCAGAAACAACTCTTTCACAGTCAGTTACGTCTGTACAGGCCTTAGCTTTTTTGAGTTCTTCTTTAGGTCAGTCTACTGCAGGTGGACTGCTCTTTGATGCCAAAGCATTCTTTACGTTACCTAATGTTTCAGCAGTTGGTGCTAATACTATACTGTTTGACGCTCAAGCATCTACTGCTATTGTAGGATTACTATCTACTACCAGTATTAATGATGTTGTATCTAACGGTGCAGCCAATATAACACAGCCCCCTGTTACGGCTACCTTTACAGCAAGTACGTTGGACTATCAAGGCATAGCAAACATAACAATCACAGGTGCTTTCGTAACAGGTATAGCTAGTGACTTTGGTGATGTAGATGCACAAGCAAATATTACTACAGTAGGTACTAGCAGCAGTACTGTAGTAAATGACTTTGCTGATGTAATAGGTAGGGCTAATGTAACGCCTTCTAGTGCTACTGCTTTCCTTACTATTTACATTGGTGACTTTGCTGATGAGGACGCACAAGCTACAGCGTTTATGCCTCCTGCTGTATCTGTAACAAGCGTAGCAAGTGTTGATTTCTCAGCCCAATCTAATATAACTACAGGTAGTACATCTGCTATCTTTAGCATTTCTACATTAGAAGGTTACGGACAAGCTACTGCTACTTTCTCTGGTACACTAGCTAATATTTATAATAGCCTAGCAGATCCTACTGCTGTAAAGTTTCCATACCAAAATTTTTCTAATGACTACAATAGAGCCAGGACTACCTACTTAGTAGGTTACGAAAGAAATAGAACTGTGCATATAACAGAAGAAAACAGAACAGTTTATATATTAAAGAACGAGGGTTAAGCATGTCGTATAAGTGGCCTGACAAAGATAAAGATGAGTTGTTGGACTATAGCATTGACTGGTCTCGTTTTCTTAGTAGTTCTACTCTTGCGGGTAATGATACTATTGGGTCAGTAGATTGGTACATTTATGATGCAGATGGTACTAAAACTGAGGTGTCTGATTCTCAGGTCGTTGATGGATTACAATTTGTAACAGGTACAATTGATGAGGAGACAGATACTATTGCAACTATACGTCTATCCTTAGGTACAAATAATAAGAGATACAAAATTGCGTGTCGTATTACTACAGGGTCTAACCTAAAGTATGAGCGTAGTGTATTCATACGCATTAAGGAGAAGTAGAGATGGCATATAACTACATAGAATTAGTTAATGACGTTAATCGTAGACTTAACGAAGTAGAACTAGATGCTAATAACTTTGGTACTGCTACGGGGTATTATAGTTTTGCTAAAAACTCCGTTAACGCAGCTATCCGTCATGTTAATCAAGAAGAAGTTGAGTGGCCCTGGAATCATGCAGAGGAAATAGAAGTTCTTTCTGTAGGTGAAGTACGTTACAGTATGCCTTACGATAGTAAAACTATCAACATGAACACCTTTCGTGTCAAACGCAATGAGAGTTTTAATGTAAATACTGTGAAGTTAAAAGTACTAACTTATGAAGAATGGCTTGACAAACATGCCGATTCTGAGTATAACTCTACAACAAGTACATTTGGTACACCTGAGTATGTTGTACGTACACCTAGCAGAGAACTTATCTTTTATCCTGCACCTGATAAAGAGTACGAAGTGGTGTATGAGTACTTCCGAACAGGGTTTGAATTAGAAAACAGTACGGACGTACCCACTCTCCCTGAGCAATACAGATACGCCATTGTAGATGGTGCTATGTACTATGTCTACCAGTTTCGTGGTGACACACAGGCCGCACAATTATCACTACAGAAGTTTGAACAAGGTATCAAACAACTACGTAGCTTACACATCAATCGCACAGAATACTTGCGAGATACACGAGTACATTTCTAATGGCTACACAGTGGCAGACATTTCCTATAGAGTTTAATGGTGGGTTAATATCCAACCTAAGCCCTTTGCAGCAGGGTAGTAATGCCGTGGGTTCTGCTACTATACTACAGAACTTTGAAGCATCTAAGTTGGGTGGCTACGCTAAGCTAAAAGGTTACGAGAAGTACAGTACCACCCAAGTACCCGGCACTGGTCCCATACTAGGACTAAAGGTTATAAGCTCAGGACGTATTGTCGCCTCCCGTAAAAATGCTTCTAATAAAACTGAGTACTACTATAGTACAGGTAGTACATGGACAAGTATGGGTGAGTCTGCTCTTACTAATGGACTAAAAGCTAGAAGTGCTTTATACAATTTAGGGGTATCTGATAAAGTAATATTTGTGGACGGTGTAAATTTTCCTATTATTTATAATACAGCAGGTAATACACTTTTAAAACTACAGAATACAGATTCAAATGCTGATGGTTATACAGGTACAAATGATCCTCTGGGAGCAGAGCATGTAGTTATGTTTAAGAATAAAGCTTTTTATTCTAAGGGCAACACTCTATTTTATACTGTAACATCTAGTGTAGACGATTTTAACACAGGTCTTGGTGCAGGTTTTATAGGTGTATCAGCAGATATTACAGGTCTAGCAGTATTTCGTAATCAACTTATTATATTTACGACCAACACTGTACAGAGTTTAACAGGAGAGACTTCTTCAAACTTTAAAGTTTCCCCTATTACAGAACGTATTGGTTGCATTAACGGTGACACTATCCAAGAATTTGGTGGTGACATTATGTACTTAGCTCCTGATGGTATCAGACTTTTAAGTGCAACAGATCGTATAGGTGACTTTGGTCTAGATATTGCATCAGATAAAATAGCTAAGGATAGTATACCTTTTCTAGGCAGTACTCCCATATTCTCCTCTGTAATTTTAAGGGAGAAGGGGCAGTATCGAATATTTGCATACGTAGAATCAGAAAAGACCAGTGTATCTAAAGGTCTCATAGCTACAAAATTTATATCTCAAGGTGGTTCTGGTGTTAATTGGTCTACTACCAAAGGCATAAAATCTTACATCTCTGATAGTCATTACACCAATACAGAAGAAACTGTCTCCTTTGCTAATAGTGATGGATATGTTTATATAATGGAAACAGGTGCTAGCTTCGACGGTGAAGCTATTGAGGCTATATACGAATCACCCTTTATGCCTGTAACAGATCCGCAAGTTCGTAAGTCTTTCTACAAGATGACTCTTTATGCCCAGCCTTCAGGTAACATGAGTCTAGATTTAAACGTAAAGTATAACTTTGCTTCTTCTTCGGACCTTACAACAGTGCAGCCTGAGACACAACAAATTGTTGGCACAGGTACCTCAGTGTTTATATATGGAGATTCGGAATCTTTATTTGCATCTTCAGATAGAGTAGCAGATAACTCAATTTTAGTATCACCTGCAGGGCCGTGGCTAACTTACCCAAACCAAGCTGGACCTTTTTATAATGAAGTTGGTGAAACATTTTCCCCCGCAACCTACGGTGGTGAACTAGATAGTATATACAATACAAATATTATTGGATCAGGTAAGACAATAGCTATACGTATTGAAGATAATTCTACTAACCCCACATTTACTTTAGACACAGCCCTAATAGAGTTCGCTCAAGAAGACAGGCAATAAGGAAACATCATGGCAGGTTATACACGTCAAGATACAACAGGTAACATAGCTAACGGCAACGTCATTGATGCTGATGACTTTGACCTAGAGTATAATGCTATTGAAGCGGCATTCAACGCTTCCTCAGGTCACTCGCATGACGGTACTGCAGGAGAAGGTTCTTCTATATCTGTAATAGGTAGTAGTCAAGAGGTCACTGTTTCTTCTGGATCTTTACGGCCTACTACGGCAGCAGTTACAGTAGACTTAGGTACAACAGGAGTACCTTACAAGGAAGCTTTTATTAAGAAGGCTGTTCTTTCTGGTCCTACAGATGCCAATCTAGTAACATTAGCCGTAACAGGTAAGACAACTATATCTGGCTTGACTACCCTAGCTTCTGATCTACAGGTTGCAGGTAGTACCATTCTTACAGGTGACTTCACATTAGATGACGACACAGGTACAGCAGGTAGTAAGTTTCTTGTAGAATACGCTACAGGTAATACCTCCTTGGCTGGTACTTTAACTGTAGATGGTAACACTACTCTATCGGGTACTCTAGATGTAGCTGGGTCTATAACTGGATCTGGAAATTTTACTATTGATAACGGCGCAGACCCAGAGGTAAACAAATTCACTGTCGCAGCAGCCAGTGGTAATACTGTAGCAGAGGGTACCCTAGCCGTTACAGGAGCGGTAACAGCTAAGGCAGGCATTACCACAGGGATATCTAATGATAATGGTGATTCTAGTATAGGCGGTACACTAGTTGTACATGACACTCTTACAGCTGATGCAGGTATTAATGTAGATAATATTAGTATTGATGGCACTACTATAGCCCTAACTACAGGTGACTTACTCTTTGACATAGCAGGGGATGCAATTGTAGACGTTAATGGAAGTGACATTATCTATAAGAAGGGTGGTACAGAACGCTTTAAGCACAGGATAGCCACAGACAATACAATAGAACAGTACGTGTGGGACACGGCAGCATCAGGCGGTGCTGCTTGGGTTAAAACAAGTACTACTACTAAGACAGGTACGACAGTACACGGTACGTTGGCGACAGGTGGTAATGCTACTGTCGATGGTACACTAGCTGCTACAGGAGCGGTCAGTACTACAGACACTACAGCCTCAAGTAGCAATACTACAGGGGCATTAACTGTTGCTGGTGGTGCCGGTATTGTTGGGGCAGTAAATATTGGTGGTGCTGTAGATATGGATGGCGCTTTAACAGTAGCAGCTGCCTCTACATTCAGCAACAACCTCACTATAGCAGGGAACCTGACTGTATCAGGAACTACTACAACGGTAAATTCTACTACTGTATCTATAGCAGATCCTCAGTTTAAACTAGCTTCTAATAATAGCACTGCAGACGGAACTGATTTTGGTACTTATGGTACTTTTAAACCAACAAATGAAGTTCAACAATATGCAGGTTGGTTTAGAGATGCAAATGATTCTGGTAAAATTAAATTCTACAAAGCTACTGAAGAGCCTGGTACTACTACTATCGACACTTCTAACGGGGGGTTCTCGTTAGTTGACGTAGAAGCAGCAACATTTACAGGTGCATTATCAGGAAATGCTACTACCGCTACTAACCTGGCTGCTACAGCTAACATAGCTCTTACAGGTACGGTAGTTGGTAATGTAGACTTTGATGGCTCAGGTGATGTGTCCATATCTACCACACTTGGAACAGATGCTGTTACTTTGGGTACTAATACTACAGGTAACTATGCAGCTTCCATAGCGGGTACAACTAACGAAGTAGAGGTTACGGGTACTGCAGGAGAGGGTACAGCATTTACTGTAGGTTTGCCAGATGACGTAACTGTAGGTAATAACCTAACTGTTACTAATAATCTGGCCGTAACTGGCACTTCTACTCTTACAGGTGACGTTACTACATCAGGAGCGGTGGCCCTTAATGGTGCAGCACAGGCATTTGAGATAGAAGCAACCGCTACAGGCAATAAACTACTATTTAAATATAATGGTGCAACGGTAATGTCGCTAGACTCTACTGGAAACCTTGTAGTATCAGGCAACATAACTGGCTTTGGTACACCTTAAGGAGCTACTAGTATGATAAGTTTTGTAGAACATACTAAGCTAGGTAAAGTAAATAGTCGTGAATATATGTATGGGCAGGATGTACTTTATATCATAAATAATATTACCCCTAATTATTTTCCATCAGCACCCACAACTACTTTATCAGATGGTTATCTCTGGGGAGATATAGATTTAAACAATAGCATAAATCTTTCTGACCAACTAGATATTATTAAACACCAGACAAACCTTCGTGTATATCAACCTGTAGATATAGACGGTAATACTGATACAGAAGGCCAGCACTTATTAGAGGCTATGCAAGTTGCAGGATCTACCTATGATTGGCCCAGTAGCGCAGACAATGTTACTGGAGCATCTCCTGTTGATCTAGCTTATATCAAAAACACTCTAGGCATATCTGGAGAAATAGAATTTGCTAAGTTTTACTCTGGTCATAATAGTAGCTATGATACTATTGTTAATACTAAGGGAGGTAGTATAGCTGCCTTTCCTTCAACGTCTGCTTCTGAAGAGTTAAGTCTTAGGCATTTCTATGGTAAGCTTGCAGATAGTGGTTTAACTTATCTAGAAGATGATGGTCAGTTTAGTGGTAGTGTCACCTTAAATCCTGTAACAACAATAACAAGTGACACAACGTGGTCTCCTACTACAGCAGGTACTTATGTATTTTTAATCTTTGATGGCGGTAGTTCTGGAAATATAAAACAAGATCCATCGTCACCAAACTACACATATTGTGGTGGATCTGCAGGTAGCATGAAAGTAGCCTTCTCTAAACTAACCACAAACCAGACTTTTACAGTCACTATAGGAACAGGTGGTGCGGGTGTAAGTAGTAACGCACATGAGGTAGTAGAAGGTAACAAAGGTTCAATTAGCTCTATAGAGATTGTTAATTCCGTAGAGACAGGTATAGACTATTTATCAGGTATGCAATTTGCTAAACACTCTGGTGTAGTAGGTGGAAATAGTAGCTCTTCTACTTATAATGGTACGTACTACGCTGGTGCTAAAGGTGAAGGTGTTACTGTAACTAATGGTGTAGCTAATGCATTCTTTTCTGGGGTAAATGGAAACTACGGGGATGGGTCTGAGGGTAAGGTATACGTAAATGCCACACCAATAAGTGTTTCTACTAGTGCAGGGCAGGACGGTGCTGTAAAAATATATAAGGTAATATAATGTCTAACATAACATTAACAGCAGAAGAATTAGAATCTATGTTAGACCGTGCAGCTAAGCGTGGTGCTAAACAAGCTCTGTCATCTATTGGGTTGCACGATGAGACAGCTGCTAAAGATATTAATGAGATGAGAGATTTACTTGATGTATGGCGTGATACTCGTAAGGGTATCTGGTCCACCTTTGTTAAGTTTACAACACTTGCCATCATAACATTTATTGCTGGTGCTGTCTGGATGCAGCTGGGGAATAAGTAGCTAAAGTGATTGATCCTTTTACAGCTATGGCTGCGGCTACTACAGCCTACAATGGTATCAAGAAAGCTGTATCTGTAGGTCGTGAAATCAGTGGTATGGCAGGGGCAGTATCTCAGTGGTCTAAGGCTGTTAGTGATCTAGACTTCTTGGAGGATAAAGCTAAGAACCCCCCTATGTACAAGATGTTTAGTGACAACCAATCTAACGCATTGGAAATATGGTCACAGAAACAGAAGCTCAAAGAAATGCGAGAGGAGCTTAAGAGCCACATTTCTTGGACGTATGGCCCTAGCGCATGGGATGAGATAGTACGAATAGAAGCACAGCAACGTAAAGAACAACGTGAGCTAGTCTACAAGAAACAAGAGTTCATAGATAACTGTATTAACTGGACTGTAGGTATTGCTGTAGCACTAGCAGGTATTGGGGCTTTAATAATAGTGATGTACTTCTTGGGTGTAAAGCAGGGTAAGTGGTAATTAACTTGACTTTTTAACTTTTTTCAGTTAAACTATAGTAATGGAAATAGATAAGTATAAAGCACTTTCAGATAGTTTAGAACTTTTAAAGCAGAGTTATTGGCATAGAGTATACAATGTAGACGACATATATAGGTATATTATAGCACCTATAAAATACAACAAGATACGTCTTTACTATCAAGATCAAGTTCCAGTCGGCTTAGTTACTTGGTGCTGGCTCAATGAAAAGAACGGAAATAAATTTTTAAGTGGTGACTACTATATTACGGAGCAAGACTATACATCAGATTTAAATGATGAGCTTTGGGGTATAGAATTTATTGCCCCCTATGGAAATGCCAGAGAAGTAATGAGACTAGTCCGTAAAGAACACACAAATGTATACAGTAAAAATAAAAAAATACATTGGCGAAGATTGCAAAAACCTAGTAAAAGACATACAAGAGAGTTTAAAAAATGATCTATAACCCCTTCATGATTGATCGGCATCTAAATCCTAGAGCATCTGGGCTTATAGTCTTTGGTGGTGGTGATGGGGGTAGTGCTCCGTATCAGTACTCGGAGGGTGGTACTGTAGATGCAGGCAATGAACCGCAAAGTAATCAGGACAAGTTTTCTGTTTTTACAAATGCTATTAACGCAGCTAACAATCAAGCGGATGAGGGATCTGCAGATAAAATTGGTCAGCTGGGAATAAAACTACAGGCTTTACAGGCAGTAGCTATACCAGCATTTGATGGTGCCGATGCTGCATCTTTCGTACAAAGAGCCGAAGAATACAAAGCGTCTAAGGTAAAAACAGTAAGCGACAATTTAGCTAAAGCTCAGAGCCAGCGTTCAGCAGAGATGTCCTCTGGTGCACGAGAGGTGACTGGTGCTGCTGTGACAGACCCAGGTTCACAGGCTAAAAAGTCTGATGTTGTTGATATTGAAGCAGGTACTGAAGGTACATCTGTTTCGCAAGACACCGGGCAAGTAACAGGTCCAGCACCCTCTGTAGATGCCACCAAAGTAGATTCAGTTTCTACAGTCGAGACACCCAAAGAGATAACTGCAAGTGGAGTAACTGCTTCTACAACAGGGTCTAAGGTAACTGACGCTGTTCAGGATCTTGATGCTCAAGAAGGTGAAGTGTCTGCAGATTCTATAGCCAAGGGTGCTACGAAAGACCCAGCTTCCACGGGTGTAAGTGATCTTAAAGAAGCTCAGGGTACCGCCACTATGGTGGATAACCCGGCACAGCGTAAGATCCAAGAGGGTGAACTTATTTCCGGTGTCGCTGATGCTGAAACAGCCAGTAAGTTTACTGAGCAAATACAAGCGGCTACTGCAACTCCATCTGAAAAAGCTACAGTTAGAGGGCAGCTGACAGACCTCATGCAGGACTTTGAAGGGGGCAACACTCCATCTTGGGCTGCGGGTGCTATGAGGGCTGCTATGTCACAGATGGCTTCCCGTGGCCTTAGTGCATCCTCAATGGCTGGACAGGCTATTGTACAGGCTACCATGGAATCTGCACTTCCTATTGCTATGGCAGATGCTCAAACTCAATCCCAGTTTGAATCTCAGAACTTGTCAAACAGACAGCAACGTGCTATGCTTGCCGCACAACAACGTGCTACCTTTATGGGTATGGAGTTTGATCAAGCCTTCCAAGCAAGAGTTCAAAATGCATCTAAGATTTCTGATGTAGCTAATATGAACTTTACTGCTGAACAACAAATTGCACTTGAGAACTCTCGTGCTTCAAATACTATGAGCTTAGCTAATTTATCTAACAGTCAGGCAATGGTGATGGCCCAAGCTGCAGCTATCTCCCAGCTAGAATCGCAAAACTTATCCAATCAGCAGCAAGCTGCAATTCAAAATGCACAAGCATTCTTGCAAATGGATATGGCTAATCTTAGTAATAGGCAACAAACAGAAATGTTTAAGGCTCAGACTATCGCTCAGTCTATCTTTACAGATTCAGCTGCTGAGAATGCTGCAAGACAATTTAATGCTTCGTCAGAAAATCAAACCAAACAATTTATGGCTAGTCTCTTTACGCAAGTTAGTCAATTTAATTCGTCACAGATTAATGCAACGAATCAGTTTAATGCTGGTCAAGACAATGCTGCACAACAATTTAACGCCAGTATTGAAAATCAACGTCAGCAATTTAATGCACAAAACTCTTTGGTAATTGCTCAGGCTAATGCTCAGTGGAGACAAAACGTATCTACAATTAATACAGCTGCACAGAATGAGTCTAACGCTAATGTAGCAATGGCGTCTAATGCGTTTACCCAGTCTATTATGGATCAACTGTGGCAACGTGAAAGAGACATCATGGATTACGTTTACAAGTCTTCCGAGTCAAGTAAAGATCGTTCACTTAGTATTCTCCTTGCGGATAAAAAATATGATGAGTATCAAACAGCCAGAGATGATGCAGAAGAAACTTCCAAATGGGCAGCGTTTACACGGATACTCTTCTCTTAAGTTAGGAAAAATAAAATGGCAGCAAACTATACAAACCTATTACTTACAGCTAGGCAACAGGCTGATCAGAGATTAGCTTCTAAGGGACTAGCTGGTAGTTCTTTTCAAAGCGTTGATGAAAATGATTCCGATAGACTTTTGCCTAAATCTCTTGTAAGTAAAAGACCTGAGGTGCTACAAGCTAGTGCTGAAGAAGATGATTTTATGACAAAATATTTTACACGGCTACGAGAGCAAAACAAAAACCTTGTAGAGGAAGGTAGTTCTACCAGGGCTTTGACTGATGAGTCTGGGGAGACTGTAGATATTCTAAATGAGGGTGACGATGTAGATAGTCCCTCTGTTCAATCTGCTGAAGACTTCATTGCTGGTTTTGAAAATGTAAAGAATCAAAAAACTTTTAAAGCTTACTGGGATGTAGATCACTGGGCAATCGGATTTGGAAGCAAGGCCAGTGGAGAAAATGAAACTATAACCTTACAGCAAGCAAGGGATAGACTCAGTAGAGATACCTCTAAGTTTAGAGATATTGTAGTATCTGCAGCAAAGCAGTATGGATACGACTGGGACTCCAATCAGATCACAGCACTTACCAGCTTTACATACAACCTAGGTGCAGGGAACCTAAATAAACTGCTGGATGGCGGTAGTCGTGGTGATGAAGAGATATCTAATATGATTCTTGAATACAATAAAGCTTCTGGTAAAGTTTTGCCAGGGCTTGTAAAAAGACGTAAAGCCGAGGCTGCTTTATTTTCTAGTGTGAATTAAGGAGTAGGCTATGTTTAGTGCACCAATACCGGGACAGTCCCTAACATCAGAACCCAAGAACTCTCCTTGGGAAAATCCATCTCAGTTTGCAGACCCTGAGTCAGCACTACTTTGGCACATGGATAGGCTAGAAAAGCCTGAAAAAATTAAGGCTGTGGCGGGGTTACTTAAACTGGGGATAGATGTAGTAACTCTTACAGAGGGATTACTCAGGTCAGCTGTAATTGAAGGTCGTCACTCTGTTGATGTCTCTCTCATTATTGGTCCAATTATACATGAGTATATTGTAGGCACTGCGGATGCGGCTGGACTAGAGTATAAGGAAGGTTTAGATGAAGATTCTGCAGAGGAAATTGATGTAAATTATACTATAAGATCTAGGGAAGCGGCTAAAATTTTAAAAGAACTTAAGGATACTGGAGAAGTAGATTTTGATATGGAGCCAGAAGAGAGCTTAAAAGAACCTATCAAAATACCAGAAGAAGTTGAAGCTCCTGTTGAAGATAAACCTATGGGCTTGATGTCAAGAGGAGAAGTATAATGGGTATGTGGCAAGGAATAAATCAAGGCCTGGCGGCTGCTGAAGAAGCAAAACTTAGTAAAGAACAGCTTGAGTTAAGAAAGAAGGCTGAGGAAAGAGCTGAGGAAACTTTTAAATTAACAAGATTTACGACAAGGGCTACGTTAGCCGCACAGTTAAAAGAACTGTATGGCCCAGGTTCCAGTGGTAGCACTGGAAGTGGTACATCTAAATCTAGTAAAATCCCTGCCTCTGAAAATAAAAATAATTTTTTAATACTGACTCAAAGATTTCAAATAGATCCAGAACAAGTCAGTAAAGTTTATGCTACTGGTGGGGCTGAAGCTGTTGCAAGAGCTGTAGAGTTGGCTACTGACTACAGTGAAAAATTTAAAACTGGAGGTTATGCCGGATCTGAACCTAATGTGGTAATTGGTCAGATGTTAGAAGGTGCGCTTTACACTGACTCTGAGACTCTTGAGTATGACTGGGACAAAATAAGTTCTGAAATTGGAGTACCTTTGGATGATGCAATGCGTACAATGATGGGCAGTGAATACACTGTACCTGGTACTGTCTCTTTTGAGACACCAGCACTGATTGAAAAGCCAACACTTACAGATCTTGCTGATGTAGAAAAACGTGCTGTATCTAACTCTCTTCAGATGGCTAAAAAAGAAAATAGGTTACTAGCAAATAGGAAAAATCAACTTGCAAAGATTCAAGAAACTCGTGACTTAACTAGCCTAGAAGAGCAAGAAGTAAACTGGCTCATTGAAAGATCTATTCAAGTTAACTCAGCTGTTAAGTCTCATAAGGATGAGGTGTATGATCCGTTAATAGTACTCTATGGATCTTCTATGGGAGATTTGTTGGATTACTATGATCAATTTCAAGATGCCGAACAGATACTTGGGCCATCCTTCTTTGAATCCTCTCAGATAATACAAACTGTGCCGAGTAGGGCAGTTGCATTTAACTTGATGAGGGCGGGCATACTTCAACCCCCAATGACTGTAAGAAGTTTAGAAACAGGTAAGTTAATTAGTTTGGAAGAGTAGCATGGAAGAAGAATACGAAGATGTGCTCAGTCTTAGTGATGGTAGTCCCGAGATAACAGTCCCTTTAGGTACAGAGGAATATGAAGATCCTCTTTCACTGAGTGGGCAGGCTGATTCAATGACAGAGCTACCACTTTCGAAATCTTCTGCAAATTCTTTGGAAGTTTCCTTAGGTGCAGACGTAGTAGATTTAGACTCTGTTTTTCAGGAGTACGGTCGCTCATTAATTAAAGAAGATTTTCTTAAAGACGACAGGCTTATGGAGGTTGTCTATCAAAACCTAGAGGCTAGGTATCAACCTTCTGGTGTAGTTGGAACAGTCTATAGTGGAGTATCCGGTATAGCAGGTGGTGACACTGGTGGTGGCGCATTTGGTCCAAGAGACTATAGGGCTATGGGTAGGGAGGATGCCTTTGAGATATGGCAGAATTATCAGAGATCATTTGCTGGTGGTCAAAGTGTAACTACGGCTAACGAAATTGCTTTTGGGATATCTGCAGACCAAACTACTAAAAATAAATTGGGTGCAGGTTATCTGCTATTTGATCAGATGGGTAACGCCTTTACAGGAGAAGGTTCTTGGTCTGAAATGGGCGATGCTATTTACGACTATGGTAAAGCGGCCATCTACGATCCGACAACAATTCTTTCTTTTGGTTTAGGTAAGATCCTTACCTTTGGTGCAACTAAGGCGTCAAGTATTACTGCTAGGTCTTTGTTAATAAAAGGTTTTCAAGAGTATGTAAAGCAGGGTATGTCTAAGACAGCTGCACGTATTGCAGTGGGTAAGGCTGTGACAAAAGCAGCACCTGTTGTTGCTGCTGAAGCTGTATTTAACGTGGGTTTTGACGCACTTTATCAGGCGCAGTTAATTAATACTGATGCACAGGAAGAGTTTAGTTTTACTCAGTCTGCAGTAAATGCTGCAGGTTCTATTCTTATGCCAGCAGTATTGTTTGGCACGAGTGCAACTGTTAAAGGACTTAGACGTTCTGATTTTTTAAAAGATACTTGGATAGGTTCAAAAGAATTAGACGTAGCTGCGCTCAAGATGGATGCAGCCACTGCTTTAGCTGAGTCTAAAAAACGTATCAAGAATAAACAACTTATTGATATTGTAGATGAAAACTTTAGTCGAATTGCTGGCGGTGATTCCGGTTTCTTGGCTTGGCAAACTGTTAAAGCTAAAGCAAAATCTGCCATTGCTAGGAAGCAAGAGGTAGACACAGACACAGAAACCATGAATATTTTTATGAAAAATTTTTGGTTTGGTGCTAAAGATGGTAGCACTAAGGGGTATTATCAGGCACTAAAAGATGCTGGGTTTGTTACAACTCCTGCCATGATAGATGAGTATAAAGTTACAGGTACTTTTGCTCAGACTATTATGTTCTTAAAACCAAACACAGTAAAAAACATGATGACTTCTTTTGAAAAAGAGACAGGGCGTAAGTTAAAAATTAAAAAAACACCAGCAGGTCTAAGAGATCATATGATTAAGGGAACTTCTGTTGGTGCAGAAACCCTTCAGATTTCTTCACAACTATCTCGATTAGAGAAATTAGGTGGGGCAGATCTTTCCAAAGCGCTGAAGAATATGGGCAAAGGTAAGATGCCCGATGACCCTAAGAAATTGCAGTTTGCTTTGTCTGTATACAAGAGACTGATAACCTCACACCTATCTACAACTGGTGCTAACATCAAAGGTTTTGGACAGCTTGTAAGTTTAAACACTGCAGCTGACATATTTACAAGTGCAATTAACTATACCATAGCTGGTGGTGCAAAATTAACAGGTAAATCTGACACTGCAGAAATGTATGCCAATAGGGGCTATGGCTCTCTACTTGGTGCGCTTCGTCGTGGTGCATCCGTACTATCACCAGAGTTAGATTACAAGTATGCACAAAAGATTTTAGAGTTAAACCCCAAGACAGCTGAAACTTTATTTAGGGATGTCAGTGGTGATGGTGGTGTAAGAGATAGTCTAGAGCACTTTAACCTTGATGCTAAAGGTAAGGTAAATTCTGAAGGTGAGGTAATAAATCCTGATGCAACATTAGATCCCAGAAGTCCTACATATGTTATTGCTAAGGGTGCAGATACTGTAACCAAGGGTGCTCAAACAATAACACTTGTAAGAATGCAAGACGAAGTTACTAAAACTTGGTCATTCGGTACAAATGTAAATCAAGCTATTATGAGAGAGTATGGAACACCCCCACAGAAATTTTTTGATAGGCCTGATGCTGCACTTGAAATGGCAACAGACAGGTTTAAAAATAACGTGCTTGAGAAAGCTGCCTTTAGAACTATGCGAGAGACTGCTTCAGTAAACTGGTCTACACTACCAGCTAACAATGCTTTCAGAGCAGCGGCAAGATTTATTGAAACAATAACAAACAAAACTCCGGTCGGTTTTATTGTGCCTTTCGGTAGTTTTTTAAATACAACCGTGGCTACTATGGGAGATCTATCTGGTTTTAATGCCATAAGATTTACTCTTGAAAGATACCGAGGTAAAAAACTTGACTTCGCAACTCAGGAAGTTGCTGAATCTTATGGTCGTATGGCCGCTGGTTGGACTGCTGTAGCTCTGGGTACGTACACCGCAGGTGGTGCAATAGATAGAGTTAAAGAAGGTCTTGCTTGGAATCAAGAAAGAAAAGATGATGGCTCTGTTCAAGATAACAGATTTGATTGGCCCTTCTCTACCATAAGAGTTGTTGAGCAAATGTTAGCTCATGGTACAAAGGGTAACCCAGAGATTTTAAAAGGACTTAAAGGATTTTCTTGGGATGAAGTTCCAGATGACCTTTGGGAAGAACTTAGAAACCAGCTTGGAGGCCAATCAGTACGTGATCTAAAAGATTTTGAAAGAAACTTATTTGAATATGGCAATGCACTTCTTGAAGTAAAGGAGTCTAAACTTATAACAGGTGATTGGGTTGGGTCTGGTTTAAGCAAAGTCGTAGAGTTTACGGAGGATCTAATATTTCCACCTACATCTAGAATACTGCAGGGTGCGACGAGACCTCTTGATCCTGTGAATCAGATGTGGGGTTTAGTAACTGATAAAAATATGTCTCCCGATCTTAGGCAAGGGCCAGAAAAATATAACAGTGCTATTAAATACGTAAATAATTTATTCGATAGTATGGGGTTACCCTCTTCAACCGACCTGCCCAGAAGAGCTATGCCTACACGAGCGACAGACTTACAGGTAGATTCGGGTAAACAGATATTAGGTGTACGTGGTTCCCGTGAACCTAACACAATAGAAGCAATGTTAAACTCTGCTGGTATGTCTGCTTGGAGGTCTATTAAATTTGATGGTCCTGCTGAAGTAAAAAACTACATGGATACTATGGTTGCACCATATCTAGAAAATGCAGCACGTAAATACCTAAAGGGAAACCCTGAGTTTTTTAAACTTAATCAGGGTGAGAAAGAAAGAATCATTCAATCTATAATAGAAACGGCAAAAGATGGCGTAACAAATGCAATTCAAAGCAGTCCAATCCCTCGTAACTTAGAGATGGTACGTGTACTCTCCGGTAAAAACAAAGATAAAGTAAAACGTGTTATGGAATTTATGGGGATTGAAGGAGAGTTAGAGGACATACTAAAAAAGGAGGATGCATTAAACACCCTCCGTAAAATTGACATGCTTGTAGAAAACTACGACAAGATATTCTTTGGAGACTTGGAGTTAGACTAATCCTCTTCTAACATCCTGTCTGCCCAATCATAGGCCTCACGCCTAATCTCCTCTGACCTACTGAACCCTTGACGATTAGAAAGTAATCCCGCAAGTGCCTGACCTGCGAGATATATTCTAGCTGTCAGGGGTTTATCTTTTGGGAGCTTTGATTTTTTAAAATCTCTGGCCTCTTGTAGTAACTTGTTCTCTTTCTTGGGCCTACCCCGTGGCTTACCAGTACTGTTCATATCCCCTCCTTTAGAAAGACTTTAACCCACTGCGCACAGATGTCACTACGTATGATGTCATCTACATTAAACTCAATTACTGGTACGGGTAGAATGTGCTTCTTCGCTAGGTGAATAACTTTAGATAAACCATCCCCAGAAGAGAGGTCACTCTGCTGTATGTCCCCATTCAAAACAATCTTACTGCCTTCACCTACTCTGGTAAGTAGCATCTTAAGCTCATGAGTTGTTATGTTTTGGGTTTCATCCACAATAATAAAAGAGTTATCAAAGCTACGACCACGCATAAGGGCCAGAGGTGCCATCTCAATATTGTTATTCTTAATTCCAGTCTCTACCACACCCTTGCCAAGGTGTTTAATTAGGACATCAAGTACAGGCAATGCCCAAGGGTAAGTCTTCTCCTCCAGAGTCCCAGGGAGATACCCAATATCTTTACCCACAGTTACATGGGGTCTGGTAATAACAATCTTATCAACTTCCTTCGTCGTGTACAGATCAGCCGCATAAGTAGCAGTGACGTAAGTCTTACCAGTACCAGCTGGGCCTAGTATAAAGACCTGGTTGCTACTAGTTAAGGCATTTAATAACTCCCTTTGTGTCTCTGTCTTTGGCACTATACCTGACGTTTCTTTTTTCGTAGCGCCCTTGTAGTTAGTCTTTCGACGTGATCGTGTGTGCTTCTTAGGTGGCTCAAGGGTATCAATCATAATTTAACTAACTCTGCTTTTGTATACGGTATGTGGAAGAACAACTCTCCAGGTTTTATGTATCTACCCTTAGCTTCCTTGAGACTGTCCTTGGTAAGTAGTGTATCCTTAATACGCCAAGCTTGTTTAAGATCCTTGCGAAAGACATAGAAGTTAAGGACTCCATCGTCACCTTCGTACTTATCGAGTAGCCTTTGCTTACGCTCTGGAATACGTATCTCATCCCAGTGGGCAGGCCAGTCTTCCTCCCAAGCTACCTTTACCTCAGCCTCATTTAGAAATGTTAAGCCGTGCTTCTGTGACACTACGTCCACAAAATAATTTTCCTCTGTGTTTACAATGACATGATCCTTAGATTCCAAGTGTGATACAAGGGCATCTTTAGCTTGTTTATCGTAAGCTTCGTATAAAGCCCTACTAAAATTCTTTCTCACTGCTGCCATCTAGAAGTTCCTTTAGCTCTGTGTAACCACCTATGTGATCACCTTGGGGGTTGAAGATCTGAGGTACTGTAGTCATACCTGCATTTTTAATCAGTGTTAATAACCATCGGCTACTAGAGGAGTCGAGAGAATACGATGTGTACGTATACCCTCGACCCTTTAGCAATTCCTTAGCTGAGTCACAGAAGTTGCACTGTGTTCTACCTAGGACTATCCACATCAGGTAAGATCTACGATCTCACAAGAGTCACCTGAGCATGCAAGAGTCTGACTACCTGCGGTATTATCTTCACTCTCATAATCAGAAAGCTTAGACCAATCAATCGACTTAGGCATGAGTGAAAGCAACTCTTTATAGTCTGACTTACCAACCTCTTGATATGGGGCTTGTTGATATGTATGCTCATTAAAGGGTAGGAATGACACACCTGACATCTCATCAAAGTGTTTATAAACAAAGGCACCTACTTCAAACCACTCCCCTTTCTTCACGTTAATTGTAACCGATGGCTTGTGTTCGCACCACGATCTCTGATAAGCTAACCACATTTCAAGTTGCTCAATGGCTGTCATATCTGTTGTACAAACTGCATCGTTAGGAGCTTTCATTGGAAAACTAAACACTGTAGTCTGGTCTGGTTTGAATGCCTCAGGCTCGTTAGGTATACCTTGATCCTTCATAAACTGTGTTAGTGGATCTTTATTGTCACCACGCACAGTACGAATATAATAGGGGCTGTGGCGAGCATGAATACCAGAGGCGGAATCAACCAACTGTGATACTGTTCCCGAAGGTTTAACGCAGCTGATAGCAGTAGCAGCAGGGATGCCAAGGTGCTTAGACCACTTAGCGTTAGTATCAACAGCGATAGACTTAAGGTGCTCAAGAGTCTTCTCCAATCCTTTATTCTTTAGAGTCATGAATGGGTTGTCCATGATACCTGTCATAGATACACCAAGCAGTCTTTCTTCTTCTGTATTGTTAGACCAGACCTTGCGTAAATATGGAAACTTAGTATAACTAGACTGGATAGTACCTAGTATGGTAGCAAGTCTAACCTTTTCTGATAGTGTATCTAGTGTATCAGTAGCACGTACAACAACCTCGGTCAGGTTACAAAACTGGTTTGGACGGAGGATAATTTCGCTACACGGGTTGGTCCCAAAGTCGTAGTTAGGATCACGCCTACCATTTTTAGCTGCTTGTTTCTTAGATGCTTGACGATTAAAGATACCACGTTCGCCTGAGCCTGATTCAACAAGAGCCATCCACTCACGCATGAAAGATAGACTGTCAGGTTTTTCTGTGTAGCTTACAGAGTTGTTAGCGAGTGCTCGTTGTGGATCATTCTCCCACCATGAGCCTGACTTAGCATGACGCATACGATCATCTGATAGGTTACTTAGTGAAATCATTGCAGATCTACGTACACCACCAACTACTACAACCTCACCGATCTTACACATGATGTCATGACATTCCATTGAGGAAAGCTTACGTCCCTCTGAATCCTTGAATGCCTTGATAGTAAAGTTAAACAAGTCCACCAAAGGTGCTGGACCTGAAGCTCTTCCACCAAATGTTTTAAGGGGTGCACCTGCAGGTCTTACCTTAGATACATCCCACTTAGCAATCTCACCACTGTAAAGGAGTGCAATCAATTGACGGAAAGCTTTAGCCCAACCTTCCTTACTATCCTTAACGACAATGATCGTTTCACTCTCGAACAACTGCGGCACTTCTGGGAGTTGGCTGATGAACTGTCGCTCGACACTGAAGCCCACGCCTGTACCACACAAGAGAATAAACATAGCCTCATCGAAGGACTTAAGGTCATCTACGGGTAGATAACTGCAGTTATACATGCAGGTATTGTCACGGGCTGCAGCAGGACCAGCTGTCATCAAGGCTCTCATAGATGGCATAACATCGAGACCAAGTATTGCTTGCTCAAGATCTTTCTTTGTGTGGGCATCAACTAGGTTACTGATTATGTTATCGGTAAACCTAGATACCGTATCACCCCAAGACTCACGTCCAGCGCCATCGTAGTACTTGGCGTAACGAGACTTGTGAATAAATGCTTGATAGTCAGTGGGTAGTTGATTGTTCATTATGATTTAGTCTCCGTCTGATCTCCATCACTGTCCAACGAATCTTGCAAGAGTTTAGTAAGACTCTGAGCACGTTCGTTGTGCAGTTTAAAAGTGTATTCGGCACGAGCAGACTCGTTGAAATTCATCTGAGCTTCGTTCAACATTTTTATTTGATCCTCAGTAAAATTTTCTGTGTCGTAGTCTTTGTCATCAATTGTAATCTTAGGCATCTTGGTTTCCTTTTCTAAGTTATCTTTTATCTCCACTGCCTTGCAGTGTACCACGTTGTTTGCGTCCGTATAATTTTTCTAGGTTACTCTTTGCTAAGTCACCCATGTCTAAGTTTAGATCACGGCACAAGGCTGCAATATACCAAAGGCAATCACCTACTTCTGCTGCAAGTGCAGACTTGTCCATCTTACCATCACGTAAGATCTTCTTAACTTTGTTTGCTACCTCACCAGCTTCTCCCGCTAGACCCAAAGCTGGGTAGATAATAGAGTGCTGGGTTCCATAGATTGCAGTACCAGCAGCAGCTTTTTGATAGGAGCTAAGTGTCATATCTTTGTACACAGTGCTGTCTTTATAGTACCCCCAAGCTTCTAGGTCTGTTTCATTAATCATTCATCACCTCACATTCTATTACACGTATGTCGTCAATGTCATACAAAGCATATTGTATTTGCTCTGCTATAACCTCTGCATTATTTCCAAAGGCTTCTAGGAAGTTAGCTGCTTCATCTACAACCACTGTTAAGTTCACTTGAAATATCACGGCGTAAGCTCCTAGTTATATCCAGAGGTACTACCCATGTCAAGTAGTAGTGGTTCCGCAGTCTTACTAAAATACTTAACCCACTCATATGCATCACTGAAGTCCTCAAACCAAAAATTATCTTCCTCTAGCGCACCATCTACTTCAACCGTGCAGACCATGTAATGTGTGGATCCTTCTGGAATATCGTAGTCTTCATCAAAGTCTTCCACAGCAATTGGGCCAGCTGTAATACCCCAAATTTTAATCTCCATCTGTGTCTTTCCAATTCCTCAAGAGTTCCATGTAGTGATCCATACCAACCATAACTACCCAAGGCATTCGATCAGACCTAAAGAATACTACTGGCTCACCTTTAGCATGATTGCTTGCCTGTTCCAAGTACCCATACACAGTTTTTAAAGAAGATTTTCTACGCTTAACCTCTATGGTAATTGGTAGTTTCTTCCTAGCTGCGGGTGACAATTGGATATCTTCACCAGTGTCACCCATAGTCGTAGACTTGATATCATCAGGCTCAAACTCAGGGAATGTTTCTAGTAGTTTATCCCTGACCTCTTGTTGTCCTGTCCTACCCTTGGCCTTAGCTGCCCTAGTCATCTACCATCTCCGGTACTTGCGGCACCTTTTCTACATGAGTTAGATACTCAATACCGTAAGAGTATTTAAACATACGTACAGTGGGCCAGCATTCTTTTTTGTAGTCGCAGAAAGTACAAGACTTGTCTAGCTTCATATTAGGACTAGACTTGCTGGCAGGTACGGGTGGTATTCGATTAACTGGTATATCCCCTGCAACCATAGTCTTTGCTGAAAGCATCTCTTGTTCTTTAGTCTTAAGTTCTTCAGTAAAGTCATAGACATCCAAGCAAACCTCTCCGCTTACTTTATCAATAACTAAGAATGCCCCGGTTGTTTTATTGGTTACAAGCGGATCATCCTTAGCTGCATAAACATAGGACGAGAGTTGAGAGATATAACCAAAGGGATCATTTTCTCTAAGCTCACCGTTCTTAAACTTTTTGAATGAGTATGGGCTAGCTGACTTAACATCAACTGTCATACCATCAATGACAGCATCTCTGTGACCACGGATACCATGAACATGCATACGTTCTTGCATACCCTCTACTGAATGTCCTGATGCCATGGCCATATGAAGAATCAACTCTTCTATCATGTCACCATAGAAAAATCTAAGCAACATGCTAGCACTAAGGGGTTCACTGGTGGTAGGTTTATTTATTCTGTACCATAGTTTTCTCTTGCATGGTGTGCCAATGGACGACAAAGAAAGATAGCCCCTTGGTTCTTGGGGCTTGCTAAATCGTGCGTTAGCAGAGCTAGCAATAGCTTCACCCATCATTGTACCCAGAGCGGAATTCCAACCGCCTCTACCGTAGATAACTTCCTCTAGGTCTGGGATTAGCGTATCAATCTTTTTCATATTCTCTCCTTAAAAAGTAGCCCCCCGAAGGGGGCCATAGTTTAGAACATTACTTCGTCTTCTGTTTGTTGTACGCTAACGGGTGACGAAACTGCCGTAGGTTTATTTGATGCGGAGAATACTTCTACATCATCTACTGGTGAACTAACATGGTCGAGTACTTTAACTACGTCAAGTCGAGTACCAACCTTGCCATATCTAGGGATGTCGTAGACAGTAGCAAGAATCTCTACAGTAGAGCCATTGCCAATGAGACCATCTACATCTGGATCCCAAGGGGTACCGTCAGCATGAGTCACGAGAGGTGCACCACTAGAGTACGCCTGACCTGTATCAAACTTACGGTCAAACTTGACAACCGTTCCCCTACCTTCTGCATCCTTTTTCGTTGGCTTCTGTGCGCCTGATGATTGGAGTGCCTCTAGGTTAGGGTCGTCAAGAATTACGTTAAGGGTGCAAGCACCGTTGAATTTTTCGTAGTTGCCTTCGGCAGCTGGTGTTGGTTTGTAACCATACATATCACGATTGCTTGCAAATACCTTTGCCCATTCTGCAATCCCAACAAGTTGAACTTTACGTGTAGCCATATTTATATCTCCTAATGGACGTCACTGTATTTTTGACCATACTGTACATCAATACC